CCAAATCCCGTTATCCCTTGCGTTGGGTTACCAACGATCCCACCGTAAACATACCCTGATTGTCCAAATTCGCCGTAAATCGGAGATAGGTTTGTTTTTGTCTCTTCGATCAAAATGCCCATCGGGGTAAAAGTATTGGGATCATAATCAATTCTATGTCCGAACTTCGCCGTTCCTGTTGTTTGTATGAACGTTTTTTGGGTCCCGTCATAGGGATGAACCATGACACTGGAAATAAACACGCCGGACACGCCATCACCAACATCTTGTCCAGGCTTTATGTCCATATTAAACCCTGTGATGGTTGTCTTCCGTGTGATCGATATCTTCCACCATCCGTCTGACTTGGCCTCTACCTCAATAAGGATACCAGTCACCATGTTATTTGTGGCACCTGATTCCGTTGTAATCGCGCCTGTTGTTAAATCAATCTTTGCGCGCGCACCAGACGATGCAGGTTCTCTAACACGAACCGCGTTAAGGACGTTCGCTTTCGCGTAGAATACAAACGTGTATATCGCGCCTTGAATAACCGTAAGGTTGGACGGAAATCTTATTGACGCGTTAGAGTCATTTAAGATTGTACTGATCCCGTTGCCCGCGATAAGGTTTACACCAGTTGTCCCGCCGAATGGGTCTGGTTGCCCGCCTGTCGCTGTTGTCCCAAGCCCAGATACAGACCAACTTGCGTTTATGACGGGCTGGGAATTAGCCAACATATTCGCAGGAGCCCACACCAAATTGCCGCTTGGATCAAACATCGTGGCATTCGTCGTGCGTGTGGCCGTGAACGGGAAACTTTGCGGCCCCGTCGCCCTGTCATAATACCGGTCTTTCGCATAGTCGTGGATGAGGGCAGGGGCGACACTATTCAACAGGTAAGATGGAGATTTATACCATACCCCCGAATTAAGGCCAACGTTCGCATCTGGTACAACACCGTTCTTTGGCATTTTAAACCTTTACATAAGTTCCAAGTGTGATAACCAGATCGCCAGCCGCCGCATCTTCACCAATATGTCTAAAATGCGTGAAGCCTTGGACTGCTATGTCATAGGCCTGCCCGGACGGAATTGGGATATCGGTTGTGGTTGTTGCCGCGCCAACGGCGGAGTTACCAAAACGGACATAAACGTCCGTAGCTTTTTTATTATAAAGTCGCGCGACATCAATGCTTTCGTCCGATATCCCTAGAGATATGGCCGCAGATGACGCAATAACAGGGTTTACACGTTGCCCGCCACCAGGGACAGGGCGAAATACTTCTTTAGATGCTGGCATGATTTAGTCCTTTCATATTTGATAACAGTCTAGCGTAATCTTCTGGGTTTTTACACTCTTTTGCGATTTTTGCCCGCCAGATAATCTCTTCTATTAAAGAATTTTGGCCTTCACGTGCAAATCCATGGGCACAGGCGGCATCCATACCACCTGGGCCGCGTGCGATACTGGCCATCCAGGTCGGAGACCTCAAGATACCATTCAACCATTCGGCCATCATCTTCCCATCTTCTGTATCAAGGACGCGGGCCATCGCGGCCGACAGCTTATATTCTTCTGCGGCGCGTTTATCAAAGAACTCTTTGGCCTCTTGCGAAATCCCAGGTTGAAGCTCTTGAAACCCTAACGGATCATATGGATGTTGGCCGCTTGCCATCGGTACGACGTTTGTCATTGTTGCGGTGCCCCTTGCGGTTGTTGTTGTTGGGCTTGCATGTTGGCAAGGATTTGGCCAACAAGTTTCTGTAATTCTTCTTTTTCGCCCTGGTCGCGTAACAATTCAGGAGGCCCGCCCAGGGTATCTTGTAGATATTGCGGGATCTTCTCAACGTCATACGACATCATGGCCAGTTCGGGGCTAATATTGGACACCATCGAAAAGTTTTCAAAGAACCGTTGAACGTCTGCCATGGCTTGGGTCTGTGCAACAGGCGATATGACCTGGATCCGCAACAGGAAATTGTCGATATTAAACCCAGGAGGCAGTTTCAAAAGGCCCTTGCGCTCTAAGATCTCGATGACCCGACGGAAGAATGGGTTTACAAATTCACGGATCGCGCGGCCATAAGCGGCCCCGATATCGGTCGAGAAGTCTTTTAACCGTTGCGCGATCTCATAGGCGGTCTTTGGCGACCCCTTATCATCGGGCAGACGGTTGTCCAACATGACTTTCTTAATATTGTCGCGCATATATTCCATGAAAAACTCTTGCACCTGGAAATTGCCAGATACAGGGAGGGCGGCGATTGACGGCCCATTTGGCCCGCCGTTGCGCTCAACAGGGATAAATGACCCTGGACGTATGATTGCCGTGTTGGCGTTGAATGCACCATTGCTGGCCACTGTATAGGCGCCGAATACCGTCATGGCCAGGTTTTGCAGGAACAATTCAGACACTTTATTCAAAGTCTTAACGTCCGGCATAGCAAATAATAACGGTCCGACCCCATACGGAAAGCCTGGCACCTTCATCCAACGCGGGGTAAGACAGATTGCCTCGCGGTATTTACGTTTGGCGATAACTTCTTTGGTCGTGACGTGAATGACCTCATACCGCCATTCAAAGGTCGCCATATCTTTATACAGGCATTCCATTAATTTGACCTTGGCCGTCGGATCTGTACGGGCCTGGTCAGCCAATTCTTGCGGTAGTTTCACCCCGAATTGACGATAGGTCGGTTCGATCAATTCGGCCGCCATCTCGAGATCTTTATATATGGCCCCAATATCGCCAAAGGTTCCCTCTTCCAATCCGTATTGACTGATCGGGGTCGCTATGCAGTTGATCGGCTGGGTTTCGTCACCCTCAAATATCCACATGGCACCCGTACCGATACCCCAATCAAAGGCCATTTCAGCGAATGCGGTTCCAAAGTTTGACGAATGAATATAGGCAAATACGGTTTTGGTGATCTGGTCCAATGGCTCTTGCGCTTGTTCGCGCAGGTCTTCATCCATACCAGGCCCGGCTTTGATCTCGGCCCAACGTTGAAATACGGGGGCGAAGTTCGCTTGCAGGGTGTTGACGAAGTTATTGGCCGCAATGCAACCCGTACTATCGAATGTCTTTGTCGGACGGTTGATCGTGCCGGATTGTGAGTTTTGGGTATTGAACGTGTTGCGATATGGCAACAGGTATTCATACGCGTCTTCATACATAGACCGATTAAGATCACGCATTTGAATGGCCTTATCGGCCCGTTTCAACAGGTCTTCTGGTTTACGACTTGCCATTATCAGCCCAATGTTTCCCGACGGATGCCTGTTTCAAGGCCAGTCAATAAGGTGTTACCGCCCGCACCACGCCCAGATCGTGCCCGCGTGCGCGACGCTTGTTTAGATCTCGACAGTTCGGCCGCGCTTTGTTCTTCTTGCGCAAGGCGAGCCTCTTTTTCGGCTGCTAGTTTCTCTTGCTCAGCAATTGCCGATTTGTTTACTTTTGGTCCCTTCATCGCTCACCTTCCTTTTGTTCGATTATGCCGAAATCAGGGTTACGGTGTAAAGTAAATTCTATCTTTGTTCCCACCTTCAAAAGGTGATCGTGCAATTGTTTCGGGGTAAAAACAAACAGCTTTCTTATGTTTAGGATATCTTTTACGATAGAAACGCACGAATAGAACGGTTGTATATTGGGTTTCCACAATATTCCCACAGGCTTTGAAACTTCAATCGCGCCGACAACCTCTTGCCCGACTGATGCGGCCGATATAAAGGTATATGGGTCAAGGCTAGACCAAAAATGTTCAATATAAAAATGATGGCCACGCGGGTTGATCACGATATACCCACAATCGGACAACCCCATCATCCAAACGTGACCCCATTTTCGGCCTGTAAACAATTGCCACCAATAGAAACTTGCGTGCTTATCAAGAGATACAAACACAACAATCCAATGTTTTATTCCAACCTGTTCATCTAAAAGACTGACCATGACGTATCCGCCGTTATTGTTTGCATATTATTCATCTGTAAACCCTGTTTGTCATCCGATATAAGATTGGCAAAGGTCAAGGCGCACGCATCGGCCAAATCAGGTGAATGCCCGATATCCGCGATGATATCTTCTTTCTCTAATAATACCATTTGATTGTTGGCCGTGTACTTCTTGACCTTGATTGCCGACAATTCGGCTTGTAACTGGTCCGCATCCTTTTGGTCTAGCATAATCGAAACAGGCGGATCATTAAACCAATCGAGCATCAACCCATACATCTCGGCCCGTTTGTTATAATACCGGTCCGGATACATCACATCCCGCGACCCAAATGCGATACCCTTGGCAATACGCCCAAATCCTGCCCCAACGATAATATCTAACACCCCAACGCCCAGGCCGCCCGTGTCAATGTTTACCCGCGCGGGATTATGCCGCCGGATCATCTCAAGGACACGATCGGCACTTTGATCGATACGCATGGGAGGGATTGTAATAGCTTGGGCAATGGTCCGGCCCTTGCGCAATACGATCTTGAATTGGTCGCCACCTTGACGCGCGGGATCGATACCCATGATTAAAGGCGGTTCTTTGATTGTTGGCGGCGCAGGTGTCATCCTGGCCCGAATAACCAGATTGGACTTGATCAACGCATCGCGGTCCGAGTTCTCGAATGCCTCTTGTGCATTAAATGGATATTCACGTTTAAACCGGAAGTCATCGCCCTGGAAATCATTGTCCGTCTTTGCCCGTCGCCAGGCCAGGTGCGCGAGGGTCAACCCATCCTTACCGTATACAGCCAAAAGTTCGTTTTCGGCCTCATTTGCAACGAAATCAACTGGATCCCGCGTATATTCTTCTTGCCAGTACCACGGGACAAAGATGAACATAAAATCACCTTTTCCAGATTGAGCTTGCATAGATGCCCTGTGAAAATAATTATTCTGCCCATTTGCTGTACTTTCAAGGATGATTTCAGTTCCAGGCTCGTCGGGAACCGTCTGCATCAACCCGGCCGCATGATCGTCACAATTGGGCGAATACGCTACCTCCGACCAATGGACCATTTGATAGGTCGCCGACCGCCCCAAGCCATCGCCCGTGCCCGCCGTACCAACCTTGTATCCGGATCGTAATATTGGAAAAACGAGCTCCTTGGCGTTCGACGCGCCGAGTGTTGGAAGATATAGCGGGTAGGAAGCAGTCTCATGATATGTTTTCACCATCTTAAACAAGTTACCGGAAGCCGTCGCGTCATGGGCAAAAATGAATACCTGTAGTCCAGGGTTTGTCACGGTCTTATGAAAGAACCGCGCAGATACATACGTTGACATCCCTTGTTGACGGCCTTTCAGGATGATTGCCCGCACCCTGCCCGTCTTGCGCATTTGTTCTTCTAAACGATGATGGACGTATAATTGGGCTTTATTCATCTTGAACGGGGCAACTTGTCCGTTCTTCTCACGGATATGCAATTGGACCTGTGAGTATAATTCCAGGTCATCCAGGACATACATATCATCCGGCCGTAACATTATCACCCCGACGTTTGCGCATTTCCTGGATCATATCTTCGTACTTTTCACCCACGCGCCGCGAATTATCGTCAAACATCCCAAGCATACGGGACAGACTGTCCAAGCTCTTTTGTTTATCATAGAACAGGACTTCCAGAAGACCATCGCCCGTTTTCTTAAACCCACGAATGGCCGCGCGATAGTTCTTAGGCACCTCATCCATTGACTTAACGGTATACCCAAAGGTCGACACCCCGTCATGGACCATATCAATCAGGGCAAAAGCAATTGACGAATGTTCTTCTATAATCCTTCTGGCCAGATAGTCACGGTCCGCAAGTTTGCGTTCCATTTCAATCTCGACAGCTTTCTTAACCTTAGGCTCTTTTAGGAGTTGACACCCACACACGGCGGCCACATCCGGTTTCATATCTTTGTCTTTTGCCACCGCATCAATATACGCGCGAGTGACATTAAACCTAAGATCATGACAATACAGGATGACAAATTCCTGATGCTCTGGTTTTAGGTTAAGGCCTTCAAACTGCGGATAATTTGGATAATCTGTTGCTTTAGGCATCTTTATACTCGACAGGTGCACCAGCGCGGCGCAGTAAATGGATAAAATCCCGGACAAAGGCGGTTATAGACTGCCCGTGTCTTAACGTTTGGGCCGCGTGCCGTTCGCCCGCGTGGCACAAGAACCGAACCCCATCTTCATCTTTTCGTATCTCAATGTTTTCAACCTTGCATTTATACAAGTGATTAACGACCTTTGAAATTGGTGTAGGGAATACAGTAACGTTAGACATATTATTCAACAAGACATTCGATTGGTTTCAAATCTTCTCTATCCATATACCAAGACCCCGTTTGAATGGGATCAAGATCTGTTGCTATTTTACAACACTTAAAAAAACCTTCTTTAGTTTCAAAGCCGATCAAATCGACCTCGACCCCTAGTTTACCAGAAATATAAGGATCGACAATACAAAAAACAAGCGCATCAAATTCAGACGTATCAAAATATTTAGTTTTGTCTGCACCCCATATCAAAAACCTGGCCCGCGGATTTATCGTTGACTTCACATCAAAACGACGGCCCAGCTTGTCCATTACGTCGTACCCATCGTCAAACTTTCCGATCACCCACTTGACGGCATAGTTTGGATCTTCACATAAAAAAGAGGCCAAGGCGACCTCTGCAATTTTACTTGTAAAAAATTGTGCCGCCTCTTTGTTGACGCGCCCCCCGTATGCCATACGCCCGCCCGCGCGTTCGGCCTCTTTGGAATACTTCCGGCATACTTCAACCCATTCGGGTGGAACCGTGATTTGCATCTTAACCCCCATCAATCATCAAAAAACTTAATTTCCCAACCCTTATTTGCATTCGCACAGGGCGGAAGGCCGCGCGTAGCCATGGCCGTACCCTTCACAATTGCAATATGCCAAGGATGATTTGGTTGTTGGTGGGAATTATTAAAGGACACTTTTGCGTTAAAAGCGATGGACGCGGATCCAAAATGGTCAATCAAATATTCCGCCATCTCCCTTTAGGCAATAATTCTTTTTTCAAACTGTATTGACGTATTTTTCCAATGTGCAGATAAATCCATAATTTAGACCTTTCCAAAAATTGAACAGGGCCGGGCTTGATACCGGCTTTGGTCGCGCTTACTTCCACGTTATGCAAGATTGACGACCAGCCCCTTGCGGTACGCGATAGTTAAGCCTTGCGTGTCCTTCCACGCCGCCTATCCAGGAGAGATCTATATCTGCCGCCGCGGGTTTTAACCTTGTCGGGACATAGACCTCACCAAGAAAGGCTGGACAGGGCCACGATAAAGGCACAAGTGGCAAGTGCTGTTAATTTTACGCCCTTTTCTCATCCTGTCCAATCTATACGTGCCCCGGGCATGACGAACACGTATAGACAAGAAAGGCTGATCCGTTTTACCCACACTACGGATCAAGAGTGTTGAAGATATATGTTAGCGCATATACGGGTATTCAGTTAGTAACCACCGCATCAAAACTCTATCACATCTCCGATCTCAAATAAGCCCCAATGTGAAGCGCTGATATAAATCTTTCCGTTTTCGATAATCGGAGCCAACATCTCAAACCCCCATAACCTGCGAATTAACAAATGTATGTTCCACAATACGCACGACATCTGCCTTTTCTAATGCGTAAACAGAATTCCGCGTCTGTGCGACCATCTTGTCAAAATCCATTTTAACAATACGGGACGTTACGATACGCTTTCCACTCGGAAACTTCCCACCTTCACCTTCA